CAAGGAAAGAGAGTCAACAGTACACAAATACTTTCGTTGCAATCAATAAAGTTTGGGTAGCAAAACCTGAAACTATCATGAGTCAACCAAAGATGAAGAACAAAGGTGGAGACACAATGTTTTTTGATGCTTCTTTAATCATCACCTTCGGTAATGTATCGAATTCGGGTACGAATAAAATTAAAGCTACCAAGAGCGGTAAAGAAGTTGAATTTGCCAAAAGGACCAAATTGTCTTGCGATAAAAACCACATTACTGGGGTTACTGCGACAAATAAATTAATCATGACTGTACACGGATTTATCAATGACGATAAGAAAGACTTGGAAAAGTACAAAAAAGATCACAGTCACGAATGGTTACAGGTATTGGGATCTAAAGATTTCGACGTAATCGAAGAAGAAGAAACAGACATCAAAGACATTTTTGACCCATCAGACAGCGAATAATGGAAGAAAGATACAAAACAATGTTGGAATCCTTGGGTAAAAAAACCGTAGAGGAAAAAGAAGAGCCTTTAAAGTTAAACGATAGAGTATTAATCATAGACTCTTTGAACGCCTTTATTAGGTCCTTCACCATCATCAATCACGTGAACAAATACGGTGTACACATCGGAGGATTGACTGGATACTTAAAATCATTGGGATACGCAATCAATTTGATAAGACCTACCAGAGTCATACTGGTGTTCGATGGGCAAGGCGGATCAACTAACAAGAAGTATTTATATCCCGAATACAAAGCTAACAGAGGTTATCGTAGGGTGACTAATTGGGATTTGTTTGACAATCAAGAGCAGGAAGCAGAATCAATCACCAATCAAATACTCAGATTGATTGACTATTTAAAGTGTTTGCCCGTCGATTTATTGTCCATAGATAAGATAGAGGCTGACGATGTGATCGGTTGTTTAACCAAAAAATTACCGGGAGAAGTTACGATAGTATCAAGCGACCGGGACTATTTACAACTCGTGAATGAAAAAGTTACAGTATATTCTCCAATCAAGAAAAAGTTTTATCAACCTAAAGAAGTTTTGTTAGAGTACGGAGTTACTCCACAAAATTTCTTATCCCAAAAAATATTGATGGGTGATAGCGGAGATAATGTGCCAGGAGTCAAAGGTTTGGGTCAAATAACTTTATTAAAACACTATCCAGAATTATCGGAAGAAACCTCCTTTACATTGGAAGAGATACTGGATAAAGCAAAAAATAGTAAAGGAAGCATGTACGAAAAGATCGTCGCATTTGAAAATCAACTTAAGATCAATAAACAGTTGATGGACTTAAACGATCCAAACATACCAGAAGATTCTATGGAAACAATAGATTACATTCTAGAGAATCCGAATAAGACCTTTAGACCGAAAGAATTCTCTGAACTTTACGAAGAGGACGATTTGGGAAAAAGCATAAACAACTTACAGATATGGTTGTTCGAAAAATTTCATGAAATAAGTAAATATAAATAAATTATGGCAGTATTGAATACGCTACAGAGTTATGGAAATGGATTTCAAATAAAAGTTTTGTCTAGCTTATTAAAGCACAAAGAATTTTTACAAAACGTTAACGATGTGTTGGACACAAACATGTTCGACAACCCAGCTCACAAGTGGATAGTAACAGAAACATTGAGGTATTATTACAAATACCACACAACGCCTTCTCCTGAATCTTTACAAGTGGAAGTGAAGAAGATAGACAACGAAGTCTTGAAAGTTAGCGTTATCGAGCAGTTAAAAGAATCACTTAAAGCAACTAACGACGATAGAGAGTACGTGGAACAGGAGTTTTCTAACTTCTGTAGAAATCAACAATTGAAGAACGCTATTTTAGAGTCAGTAAAATTGTTGGAGAAAGGTGAGTACGAAGACATTAGACACATTGTCAACATGGCAGCAAAAGCCGGTCAGGATAAAACCATAGGACACGAGTACGAAAAGGACGTGGAAACCCGTTATAGACAAGAACAAAGATCCCCAATTCCAACACCATGGGAAAATCTAAATAACCTTCTTATGGGAGGTTTAGGAGTTGGCGATCTTGGATTGATATTCGGCAACCCAGGAGGAGGAAAGTCTTGGATGCTCGTAAACTTAGGTGCCATGGCAGTAGCGGCAGGATTTACAGTTTGTCACTATACATTAGAACTCTCAGAGGACTACGTTGGTAAAAGGTACGATGCTTTGTTTACGGGCATTGATGCTCAACAGATTCATTTGCACAAGGACAAAGTTTCCGAAGCGGTGAAAAAATTACCGGGGAAATTGATCATCAAAGAATTTCCAATGGGAAAAGTTGGCCCGGCCACAATTGAATCTCACATTCAAAAGTGTAGGGATTTAAAGTATCCTCCTGACTTGGTTATCATAGATTACGTTGACTTATTGAAAAGTAAGACAAGATCCATCGATCCAAAGGACGCCATAGACGACGTGTACACTTCCATAAAAGGTATGGCAAGAGAACTTAAAGTTCCAGTGTGGACAGTGTCCCAAGTAAATCGATGTCACAATGTAGAAGATAAGGTAGAAACTCCAAGCGGTAAAATTAGGATAGGAGACCTTAAAATCGGAGATCAGATATTGACTCATAAAGGATTCAAAAAAGTCACTAAAGTTTATCCGATTCAGAAACAACCTACTTATAAAATTAAATTAAAAAATGGTAAAGAAGTAAACGTCTCTGCTAATCACGTCTTACCCACTCAATACGGAAAATTAAAATCTATAGCTACAGGTTTGAAGGCGGGAGATAAGTTATTTGTAAAAAAGTAATTTTTTGGCATACTGTCTATATTTATTATAAAAAATAATATGGCTGCGATTTTACCCGCCTGGATTAAAAAGTATGGAGAACAGGAAGCTTTAAAAATGTGGGAAGACTATAAACACAGAATTAAGGGAAATACTAAAGAAAAACTTAGAGAAAAGCATGGAGATGAATACGTAAAAGACTTGAGTAAAAGAAAAGTGTCATACTCTTTAGACTCATATATTAAAAGATATGGAAAAGAATTAGGAGAAAGGAAGTGGAATGAAACGCTAAATAAAAAGTTAAAGACTCAAAAAGAAAATTTTAAAAATAAGAAATGGAATAACGGAAGAACATTAGAACAATATCAAACCAGATACGGAGTAGAAGATGGATATAATAAATGGCAAAAAAGGAATAAACATCAATCTTATATGGTGTCTTTAGAGAGATATTTAGTAGATTTCGGAGAAGAAGGTCGTGATATAATCAAGAGAATGAAAAATACCACGAGTCTAGAAAAATTCATAGAAAGATATGGAAAAGAAGATGGTCCATTAGAATATAAAAAATACACGGAAAGGTGTAAACTTTCATCTAAGAGATCATTAGATTATTGGATACATTATCATAACGGAGATTTAGAACTTGCGAAGCAGTCACGAAAAGAGCATCAAAGTAACACGAGTTTAGACAAGTTTGTAGAAAGATACGGAGAAATTATAGGCAGAGAAAAGTATATAAATTGGATTGAAAATGTTACTAGCTGTCATCAATGGTATAGCAAAGTTTCTCAAGAGTTGTTTTGGAGATTGTTTGAGGATCTTAATTTACTGGAACATGAGACAAGATTTTATGAACTTAATAGCGAAGAACAATTTTATCTAAACGATAAGGTAATAAGAGTTGATTTTAAGTACAAAAATAAAATCATTGAATTTAATGGGGATTATTGGCACGCTAACCCTGAATTATACAGTAAAAGTGATAAGTTAGTCAAAGGCAAAACTGCAGAATCTATTTGGGCAAAAGATGCCAGTAGAATAGATCGGTTAACATCAGCTGGGTACGAAATTATGGTTGTTTGGGAAAACGAATGGAAAAATAATAGGGATTATATATTAAATGAATGTAAAAACTTTATAAAAAAAGAAAATGAATAAACACGAACTGAATCCGAAAGACTTTGATCTTTCAGAGATAGAAAGCATAGAATTGATAGGTGATACGGAAACTATTGATATCACAGTGGACGATACACACATGTTTTTCGCCAATGATGTATATAGCCACAATTCAGGCGCAAAAGACGACGTGATCGAAGGAGACAAAGCGGCAGGATCCTACAATAAGATGATGATCGCAGATTTCGCTATGTCGTTGTCCAGGAAGCGCCAGGACAAAGTCAATGGAACCGGCCGTATACACATTATGAAGAACAGATACGGCGCGGATGGTATGACCTATACAGCTAAGGTGAATACAAATTGCGGTAAAATAGAGATCAACAAGGACGAAATGGACGATGATGATTTGACTTTCGATAACGGTCAAAACCAATCCCAGAAACCTCAATTGACAAATAAGTCCACATTTACACCGGACGAAAAAAACTACTTAAACCAAAAATTTGTTGAATTGGTTGGAAAAAGTTAATTAATTTTATTCTAAAAACATCATATTTATTAGAACAAAACAGACGACATGAGTTTCTTAATAGATTTATTTAAAAAGGCTACAAAAGGGGATGCTTTTAGACCATCTGCCACTCCTGATAAGTATTCAGATCAGATAGCAGCATTGAACGCTGGGGGACCAAGCGTACAAAGTAACAACAAAGTTACTACCACTAACCTTGCGAAGCTATCTAATACGCCTAGCATAGGCAACAGCTCAGGTAAGATTCCGTCTGCTTAATTAACTTAGAATTTATTGATTTAGCTTTGAAGAGCACAAAAGTGCTCCAATGGCTAGTCTATTGTATATAATGTATTAAAATTAACGAATAATGTCTATATTTGATAAAAGAGTGGCGTTTAAACCATTCGAATATCCCGAGCTCTACGATTTCGTGGACGCCATAAACCACAGTTACTGGATCCACACAGAGTACTCCTACGACTCTGATATACAGGATTTTAAAGTTAATTTAAACAAAATAGAAAAGAACGCGGTTAAAAACGCCATGTTGGCCATATCCCAAATTGAAGTCAACGTAAAAAGGTTCTGGAGCAATCTATACGCTCAATTCCCAAAACCGGAATTCGATGCTTTAGGCAATACTTTCGGTGAATCGGAAGTAAGACACAGTAGAGCCTATAGTCACGTATTAGAGTTGTTGGGATTCAATAAAGCTTTCGATGAATTGATAGAAAATCCAGTGATCCAAGGAAGAATAGATTATTTGGCAAAGTATTTAAAAAATGCAGGGTCTAACAATAAAGAATTGTACACCCTTACATTAACTTTGTTTTCTTTATTCGTTGAGAATTGTTCTTTATTCAGTCAATTTTACATCATTAAGTCTTTTAACAAACAAAAGAATACTTTTAAGGGCATAGATAACGTTATTCAAGCCACAATGAAAGAAGAGAAGCTTCACGCATTGGCAGGAGCTTACATCATTAATCTGATCAAGAAAGAAAACCCTGAGTGGTTTAATGAAGAATTCTACAAAACAATTGAGAGAGCGTGTAAAAAAGCTTACGCGGCAGAAGAAAAAATTATAGATTGGATTTTTGAACTCGGAGAATTAACTTTTTTATCTAAAGAAAATGTATTAGAATTTACAAAGAATAGGTTCAATGAATCCTTAAAAATGATAGGCGCAAACCCAATATTTGAGATTAACAGAGAACTTTTAAAAGAGTCCGAGTGGTTTAATGTAGAAGTAGATTCAGAAACTCACACTGACTTTTTCCATAAAACACCAACAGCTTATCAAAAGAAAGCGCAAGCAATAACAGAAGACGATATTTTTTAATTAATAAAATAATAAAAGTAAATGAAGATCAAGTGGCTAAATAAGTATTCTAAAGCGTTCTTGGAAAAAGACTACCTACTTCCAGGACAAACTGTACAAGACAGATTGAAAGTGATAGGTGATGCTGCAGAAAAAATATTAAGAGTTAAAGGATACAGTGAAAAATTGCAGCAGTACATAGCCAATGGTTGGATTAGTTTAAGTACTCCCATGTGGACCAATTTTGGTACTGAGAGAGGTTTGCCAATTAGCTGTTTCGGAGTTTACGTGGACGATAGCGTTGAAAGCATTCTAAGTTCTGTGGCAGAAATAGGCACAATGAGCAAATACGGTGGTGGCACTTCTGGATACTTCGGTGCGTTAAGACCAAGAGGATCAGAAATTAAAAATAACGGACACAGTAACGGATCGAAAGCATTTTTGGAATTATTTCAATCGTGCGCCCAATCAATGAATCAGGGTTCGGTTAGAAGGGGATATTTTTCCGCGTATCAAGACATAGATCATCCAGATTTTGAAGAGTGGTTAAACATTAGAGCAGAAGGTGATCCAATTCAACACATCACTTGGGGAGTTTGTGTTTCAGATGCATGGTTGGAAGCCATGAAAGCAGGAGATGCAAAGAAAAGAAAGACATGGGCAAAAGTTATTCAAAAGAAATTTGAAACAGGATTACCGTACATATTCTTTACTGACAACGCAAATAATCACGAATCAGTTCCAGAAGTTTATAAAGGGAAAAACTTAATCAAAGCTTCTCAGATGTGCACAGAGATTATGTTGCCTTCTGACAAAGAACATTCTTTTGTTTGTGATTTGGGTTCAATGAACGATTTTTATTACGACGAATGGAAAGACACAGATTGTGTTGAAGTATTAACTTTCTTATTGGACGCGGCCATGACTGAGTTCATTCAAAAGGCTTCTAAAGTGAAATTTTTATCAAGAGCTGTAGAATTTTCAAAGAAACACAGAGCTTTGGGAATCGGTAGATTGGGTTATCATTCTTTGTTACAAAGTAAAATGATTCCTTTTGAAAGTTTACAAGCAAGGAACTTAAATATTGAAATTCAAAAAAATATACAAGAGAATTCTTTAAAAGCATCTAAAATATTAGCTGAATTGTTTGGAGAATGCGAAATGACCAAAGGATTGGGTAGAAGAAACACAACGACACAAGCGATCGCTCCGACTACTTCATCAGCGTTCATCATGCAAGTTTCTCAGAGCATAGAGCCTTGGATGAGTAATTACATGATCAAAGATTTGTCTAAGGGTAAATTCGTAATCAAGAACACTTTTTTGGAGAAATTATTGGAAGAGAGAGGAAAAAATACCGACGAAATTTGGGAAAGCATTCAAAAACAACAGGGCAGCATTTTACATTTGGATTTTTTAACAGAAGACGAAAAGCTCGTATTTAAAACAGCAAGAGAAATATCTCAAACCGAAATTATTATTCAAGCGGCTCACAGACAAAAATACATAGATCAGGGTCAATCTCTCAATTTGTTTATCACCGCAGACACAAAGGCAAAAGAGGTAAACGAATTGATGTTATTGGCACACAAAATGGGAATTAAATCTCTTTATTATCAACATAACATTTCAAGTGCATCAGAATTTGCTAAAAAATTTACTTATTGCGTTGCCTGTGAATAATGTTATATATTTATTGTAGATAGAAATTGCTACTACTAATTATCTACAACAAACTTATTGGATCCTTAAAGCTTTGGAAGGTAGTAGCTCCATTGATTTTTGGATCCTTTTTTTATGGCAAATTATAGAAAAATTTGGTCTGAAAAAAATGGACCAATACCTAAAGATGAATTTGGAAGATCTTATGAAATTCATCATATAGATGGAAATAGATCTAATAATTCTTTAGATAACTTACAGTGTTTATCTATACAAGAGCATTACAATATACATTATAATAAAGGAGATTATTCAGCTGCCGCAGCTATATCCATTAGAATGGAAAATACAAAAAACTTATCAGGGTACAAACAAGATCCTGAGCATAGTAAAAAAATAGCCGAAGCTTTACAAGGAAAATCTCAAGCAAAACAAAAGTGTCCATATTGTGGTAAATTAGGCGGGAATACAATGAATAGATGGCACTTTGATAACTGTTTGTCTAAACCGGGAAATGAGAACAAAAAACATATTTCTACTAGAAACAAAGAGCAAAATAGATTACAAAGTATAAGAATGAAGAACAATAAAATTAATTTGGGTCGTAAGCTTTCACAAGAGCGCATAGACAAATTAAAAAGTTTAGTACCGTGGAATAAAGGTTTAAAAGGCGTTCAAATTCCATGGAATAAAGGTTTAAAAATGTCTACAAGAAAATAAAAAGACCAAGTTAATCAGATTTTTCGTACATTATAGTTATGACACAAGAAAATATTTACATGGGAATTATTATAGTGTTGTTGATTTTGCAATTATATCAACTTAGTGTAATGAACAAGCTAAAAAAAGAAATAGACCAGCTTTGGGATCAATTGGGAATATTAACTGCAATCACTGCCGCAAAACTTACAGAAATGGTAGTGAAGAAAAAAGAAGAGTTAGATGAAAACAAACCAAAAATCTAAAGGACTTGGAGATACCATCGCCAAGTTTACAAAAATAACTAGACTGGATAAGTTCGCTAAAAAAATTGCGAACTTTTTTGGTGAAGAGGATTGTGGTTGCGAAAGAAGAAGGGACAAATTAAATAAAGTTGTTCCGTATAAGAATAAAGATTAAATTACAGTTATGGAAAAGAGTTATGTTTTAGTTAATACTAAAGAGCTCGTGCAACAAATGGCACGACACATATTAGACAACGATCTAATTGCTTTCGATACCGAGACCACATCGTTAAACCCAAGAAAAGGCTCCATCATAGGTTGGTCAGTATCAGCACAACCCGGAATGGGCTACTACCTCCCCACAAAATTATTCGTAGATGGGAATCTAATCGACGCAAACATAGAAGGAATCCCAGCCCACGACATGTCTGTAAAGTTAATTAACATGTTGGTCGGAAAAAAACTAATAATGCACAACTCGTCTTTTGACTGTAGATTCACTAAAAATTATTTTAAAGTAGATTTACTTTCTTCATTACACGCTGATACCATGTTATTGGTTCACACAGTTAACGAAGACGGTGCAGGTTTCGGTTCGAATTCTCCTTTTGGTTTAAAGAGCATCGCTAAAATGATTCAAAAAGAACTTGGACTGGACATAGATAAAGCGGCAAACGAAGAGCAGATAGCGTTAAAAGATTCCATAAAAAAGAACGGAGGATCCGTAACAAGGGAAAATTACGAGATATGGAAAGCGGACATAGACATACTTTCAGAATACGCTGCTGCAGATACTGATTTAACTTTGAGAATATACAACCACTTTATCAAAGAGCTTTACGCGCAAGGATTGGAAAAGTTCTTTTTTGAAGACGAAGTTATGCCACTTTACAAGGAAGTTACCATTCCCATGGAAGAAAAGGGCGTAAGATTGGACATGGACTTAATTCGTAAAACTAAAGAAGAAGTCACAGTGGCTCTTGAGGATCACAAGAAGAAGGTCGTAGACGAGTTATTAAGTTATGCAGAGGTAAAGCATTGGATCATGATAAAAGCTGCGGATGCGTTCCCTGCAAACAACAGAGGAACATTTGCCAGTCAATTAATAGAACAAAGCGGTATAGAATTTCCAAAATCTTCAAAGACTGGTAAGTACAACATAACAAACGCAAACTTATTAAAAATAGAGGACGGACCTTTAAAACAATTTTTACTCCACGGAGATAAAAACATTTTGGACAAAGACCTAGTGATGAAAATCCAATTAAAGTTGTGGAAAGAGTCCAACGATAATAACTGGTTTAATATACAGTCCAAAGATCAATTGGGTGAAATTGCATTCGGAGCTTTAGGAATAAAGCACAAGTCTACCACAAAGACGGGAAAACCACAGTTCGACGATGATATGATTCAAATCATCGGAGACACAGAAGAGTGGGCAAAGAATTTAAGAATTTACAATAAGTTATTAAAGATAAGATCAACTTACATAGAAAGATTTTTGGACGGTGAAGAAGACGGTAGGTACTACTTTTATTACAAACAACACGGTACAGTATCGGGCAGATACGGTTCTGACGCTCAACAATTGCCAAGACCAAAAGAAGAAGGGGACGATGATCCTATCGTAATTGAGTACAACAATAGAGTAAGGGCGTTCTTCATTCCTGATGAGCACAACATATTCATAGACGACGATTACGAATCTTTGGAGCCTCACGTATTCGCCCACGTCTCAGGGGACGATGGACTAAAGGACATATTTAGAAATGGTTGGGACTTTTATTCAACCATCGCGATAAAAACAGAAAAGCTAGATCAGTATTCTCCCGACAAAAAAGCGGATAACTACTTAAGAAAGCTTGCACCCAAATTAAGAAATAAGGCCAAAGCATACGCTCTTGGTATTCCTTACGGCATGGGAGCTTATGCGTTGGGTAAAAACATAGAAGTGTCCACAAAAGAGGCAAAGAAATTAGTTGACGGTTACCTAAATGGATTCCCAGAACTTGAGAAGTGGATGAGAAGATCTGAAAATGATGCAAGAAATTTGGGTTACGTTAAAACACAAGTAGGTCGCATAAGACACTTACCTAAAGTAAAAGCCATATACGAACAGATAGGCGACGCGATGTTGGACTACAACATAAAAAGAGAGTTAGCGTACAGTCATGGGGAAGAAGTTATTAAAAACTTATCTAGAGATTTTATAAACGGACTCAATAATAGTAAAAATTATCAAATACAAAGTTTATCAGCTTCTATAGTAAACAGAGCAGCTATACAAATTAATAGGAGGTTTAAAG